CAAGTAATTGATAGAGAATATCCAAACTTGTTTTATACAAGTAAAGATTTGCAATATGTTGATGTTCAACATCAAATGACAAATAGATACAGAAGTCAAGAACGAAATATGGTTCCTGGTTTTTCAACAACATCTAAAACAAGACCTTTAATAGTTGCAAAGTTAGAGGAAATGTTTAGAGAAGAAGCAGTAGTGGTTCATTCTAACAGATTAATTGATGAATTATTTGTATTTATTTATAATGGAAATAAAGCGGAAGCGATGACCGGATATAATGATGACTTGGTAATGTCTTTCGCAATAGCCCTTTGGGTCAGAGATACTGCACTAAGATTGAGAAGTGAGGGTATTGAACTTTCTAAGAAAGCAATTCAAGGTATTGGACACAATCCAGGAGTGTATACTTCAAATACCGAGACAAATGATTCTTGGGAAATGGATGTCAAAGGGGAAAAAGAAGATTTAACTTGGTTAATTAAATAAGAGGTGAAATAATGGCTGAAAGAGATTTATTCAGTAGATTACAACGACTATTCTCAACAAATGTAATTGTTAGAAATGTCGGTGGTAGAAAATTAAAAATAGCAGATACAGCACAAGTTCAAAGTGCAGCAGGGAAAGATTTAGTCGACAGATTTTCTCGTTTGTATAAGAGTCCACACGGAATGAGTGGATACAATCAATCTTTGTATCAAAAAACAATGCGTATGGGATTATTTAGGGATTACGAAGCAATGGATTCTGACCCACTAATTGCATCTGCATTAGATATTTATGCGGACGAAACTACATTAAAGTCAGAATACGGAAAAATATTAAGCGTTAAATCTGACAACAATCAAATACACGACATTTTACACAATTTATATTATGATATTTTAAACATTGAGTTTAACTTATACCCGTGGACAAGAAATCTATGTAAATATGGTGATTTCTTTTTGAAGTTAGATATTAATGAAAAATATGGTATTACTAATGTAGAACCTTTATCAAGTTATGATGTTCAAAGAGTAGAGGGTGAAGACCCTGAAAATCCACATTATACAAAATTTGTATTAGAAAGTGGAGATGTAAGACAAACACAACAAGGACAAAAATCAGAGTTTGAAAATTATGAAATAGCTCACTTTAGAATGATTTCTGATTCAAACTTTTTACCATATGGTCGTTCTATGTTAGAGGGTGGTCGTAAAGTATGGAAACAATTATCACTTATGGAAGACGCTATGTTAATCCATAGAATTATGAGAGCTCCAGAAAAAAGAATATTCAATATTGATATTGGAAATATTCCACCAGCTGAAGTTGACAACTATATGCAAAAAATAGTTGGACAAATGAAGAAAGCTCCTGTTATAGATGACAATGGACAATACAATTTAAAATATAATATCCAAAACATTACAGAAGACTTTTTCTTACCTGTTCGTGGTGGAGATAGTGGAACAAGAATAGAAAATCTTGGTGGTTTAGAATATCAAACAACAGACGATATTGAGTATTTAAGAAACAAATTATTAGCGTCATTAAAGATACCACAGCCATATTATGGATATGCTGAGAAAGCTGGTGAATCAAAAGCAACACTAGCGGCAGAAGATGTTCGTTTCGCAAGAACCGTAGAAAGAATACAAAGAATTATGGTTAGTGAATTAACTAAGATTGGTATAGTTCACTTATACGCACAAGGATATACTGATGCTGACTTAGTAAACTTTGATTTAGAATTAACAAATCCATCTAAAATCTATGAACAAGAGAAATTAGAGTTGTTAGGACAAAGAATTACAGCTTTCAATGATTTAACTGCAGAAAATTCAGTAACACCTAAAGAGTGGGCGTATAAACAAATTTTTGGATTTTCTGATGAAGAAATAAAAGGATTTGAAGAAAAAATCGTAGAAGACAAAATAACAGAATTTAGATACGAGTCAATTAAAACAGAAGGTAATGACCCTAAACAAGCCGCAGAACAAGAACAACAAGATAGTGAAGAAGAACTCGCAAGTAGAACTGGTGAAGAAGAACTTGGACCAGAAGGTGGTTCTCCTGAAGGCGGTTGGGAAGGTGCTGGAAGACCTAAAGAGATGCAACATTACGGAAAAGACGGAAGTGCTAGAGGTCGTGACCCATTAGGTAATCACGAAAGAAAAAAACTTCATAGTTCTAGTCCAAGATACGGCAAATCTTATAGAGAATCGTTAGGTTTGGATAAGTTAAAATCAAAAATTGATAAAAAATTAATTAATGAAGCCGAAGTAGTAGAAACTGAATATGAAAAGGAAGTTTCTTCGTCTTTAAATGACAATTAAATTGATTAATTATTTAGTTCCATTATATTTATAATTGATAGAGTATATCAATAAGGATTGGTGTTTATAAAAACAGGAGTTAAGGAATAATATGTCCCAAAAAATAAAACATTCTAAGATAAAGAATACAGGTTTATTGTTTGAAATTTTAACAAGACAGGTAACAGCTGACATTTTAAATAATAAAGAATCAAAATCAGTAAATTTATTAAAAAAGTATTTTAATGAAAACACTGCTTTAGGAAAAGAGAAAGAGTTATATGATATTCTCTTAACCAATTCTTATCAAGACGAATCAAGAGCAGAAAAATTACTAGAAGCTGTTATTAAAACAAGACAAAGAATTAGTAATAAAGAATTAAAAGTTGAGAAATACAACTTAATTAAAGAAATATCAGAAACTTTTTCGTCTAAAGATTTCTTTAACACAAGAGTATCAAATTATAAAACTTTGGCATCTATTTATAAGTTATTTTTAGTAGAAACAACAAAAATAGATTTTAACCCAAAACAAGTTATTGATACTAAATATACAATTTTAGAGGGTATTACTTCTAGACCAAAGAAACAAAAACCAGATTCATTGGTAGAAACTTTGAGAAAAGAAGAAAGAGATACTCAATTATTGTCATATCAGATTTTGGTTGAAAAATTCAACGAAAAATATACCAATTTATCAGAATCACAAAAATCACTTCTAAGAGAATACATTAACAATATATCTAATTCTAATTCTTTTGGTAAGTTCATAAATGAAGAAATCACAAAGGTTGTAAACGAGTTAAAATCACTATCCAGAAAAGTAAATGATAAAGTGGTAAAAATCAAATTGACGGAAGCTATCAATCAAGCAAAAAACTTTACAACTAAATCAGTCGTTAAAGATAATCAAGTTATTTCTTTAATGAGATACTATGAACTTATAAAGGAATTAAAAGATGTCACAAGCGTTAAATAATTTAAAAAAATTAATAATAGAATCTATTGAAGAAGAAATTTCAATAGAAGAAAGACTTAATTTATTTTTAGAAAAAAACACACCGACCAATCCTTCCAAATGGTCTTATTATAAATCACAAGCCAAAAAGAAATTTGATGTCTACCCAAGTGCTTATGCTAATGCTTGGGCAGCAAAAAAATACAAAGCGGCCGGTGGTGGTTGGAAAAAAGAACAAATCGGTGAAGCCTCAATGACTGGTAATTTAGACGGAGGAGAGGGGCCACCACAAACACCTTACGCTTTTCAATCAAAGAAAAAAAGAGCTCAAGATAAAAAGAAAGAAGATGACATTTCAACAAACTCAACAGGGTTTACAAAAGTAAACGAAGCTACTAAACAAGAAGTCAATGCATTAAAAAAATTCATAAGAGATTTTGATAAAATGCAAAAACAATATTGGAATATTTCTAAAATAGGTGACAAAGAACTGAGAAACCCAAAATACAATAAACATTACGAAACTATTTTAAAAGCTCAAAAATCAATCGTTAAACTTGCAAGAGAAATACAAGAGAAAGAAAGGGTAGGTGAAGGTTTAAACGAAGTTACTAAACAAGAAGTCAATGCATTAAGAAATCTTGTAAAGGGTATTGGTAATCTAAAAAAAGATTTTTCAAAAGCAACCAATTTAGGTGACAAAGAACTTAGGAAAAGAGATTACAATAAACATTATGAAACACTTCTGAACGCTGAAAAAGCAATGGTGCAACTTATGCAATTCTTTAAAACTAAACAAAGATTAGGTGAAGGTTTAAACGAAGGTCGTTATCACGATTGGAGAAATGACGAGTCTTTAACACCAAAACAAAAAATTGGTAGAAGTATTCGTGAAGTTCGTAATTCTTTAAACGAATTAAATAAAACAATTAATATGAATCTAAAATTAAAAAATGAATTACAAGTAGATTCAAGAGATTATTGGAAAACTACACATAAAGCACTAAGTGGTATTTCAGAAAAGTTAGTAAAACTAGCAGGTAAAGTAGGAAATTTAAAATAATGAATTTATCGGAGGGTATTGCTGATAAAGCTAAAGCTTCCAAAGTAGTAAGAAAACTACAAAAAGCAGAAGCTCAGTTTCGTAAAGCAATGTATGAACTTGATAAAGTTTTGAATAAGGATAAGGTAAATAAAAAATTATCCACAGAATTAAAAAAAGAATATCGTTCTAATGTAACAAAATTTATGAGAACTATGTTAGGACTAAAGAAAAAGGTAAAGTAATGAAACAATTAATAGTAGATTATATTCCATTTGAGGTAACACCACAACAAATCAATGAGTCTATGTCAACAAATGACGGAAAACTTATTGTTAAAGGTGTATTACAAAGAGCAGAATCTAAAAATCAAAATGGTAGAGTATATCCAAAAGATTTGTTGATGAGAGAAGCTAAAAAATATACAGAAAACTTCATTCAACAAAAAAGAGCACTTGGTGAATTAGACCATCCAGATTCATCAGTAGTTAACTTACAAAATGCATCACACAATGTTATGGAAATGCATTTTAACGGAAACGATTTAGTCGGTACCGTTGAAGTATTGGGAACACCAAGTGGAAACATTTTAAAAGAATTATTTAAATCAGGTATCAAATTAGGTATTAGTTCAAGAGGATTAGGTTCAGTAGAAACAATCGGTGAAAGTGGAGCTCAAGAAGTTCAACCAGACTTCGAGTTAATTGCATTTGACTTTGTATCAAATCCTTCAACTCACGGAGCATTTTTATCACCAATGAATGAATCAGTTGATTTATCAAACGCTTACGAACAAAGAGAAGATTGTGGTATTTGGTGCAGAACAGAGCAATTAATACACGATATCATTACAGAGAAATAATATGAAAATAACTAAATCACAATTAAGACAAATTATTAAAGAAGAAGTTCAAAATGTAAGAAAGTCAATGATGTTGACTGAAGCATTTAAAAGTGATGTTTTGAGAAATTTAGCTAGTGGATATGGTGGTCTAAATAGAGAATTCTTTTCACAAACAGCAAAAAGATATGGAGTTGAATGGGATAGAATAGAAGATTATCACATTGAAAAACTAAGAACACCAAAGAAAAAAGGTTTAGTTATTGCAGTTGCTGGTAAAGCAGTTGAACATCTACCAAGTAAAGTAAGACAAGGTTATTATAGTAGTGGTAGAGTGTATGTAGGTCTTACAAAAGGAAGACTTGTTGCAGTATTAAAAGACGGAAAAACTTTATACACTGGTTCAAGTTATAGAGCAGAGATTGGAACAGCAGGTGAAGTAGATAGTTATTCAAAACAAATGGTTGGATTGGATGTATTCGGATACAGAAGTTTAAAAGCAATTCAAGATATTCCTGGTTTAGAGTATTATCATATTGATTTGAAAAAAGGTGGTGAGTTTATGAGAGCTCAAAGAAAATCAGAACTTAGAACTGCAGCTAGATATGGTGCAACTAAATTTATTGACCACAAAGAATTTGCAAAACAACAAAAAGAAAGATATTCTGATTTGGTTAAAAAAATGAAAAACGACCCAAAAAAGATTAAAGCACTTGTTAATAAAGCAACAAAACATCTTGACAAGATAATGAAAGAAGTTATGGATTTAAAAAGTCCAGCAATAAAAAAATACATTAAAATGATACAAAAACAATATGGAGAGAATGCGTCAGACAGACTTGATAGTGTTCAATTTAAATCTGCCGGTGAAGTAGCACAGCGTTCATCAAGATTATATGAAACATATGGAAATTATCTACAAGAAGCAAATCGTAAAGGTGTAATGCGTAGTGATAGGTATTTAAATAGTTATGCAGCTGAAACTGTTAATGATTGTAGAAGTATTTTAGGAACTAAAGCAACAGATTACATAAAATATTACTAGGGGAAACTTATGAAACTTAAACAACTATTAAAAGAAACAAAAGCCTGGGAAAGAAAATTTGGTGAATCATTACCAGTATTGGAATTAAAATTTGGTTCTAAAGCACAATATGATGCATACAGAAAACAACACGATATAAAAGACGGAACTAAAATTGAAATTGATGGTAAAAAAATGACTCATAAAAGTTCATTACCAAAAGGTTCAAAAGCCGCTAATAAGAAAGCTGATGTATTTACTGCTAAGTTAAATAAAAAATTAGCTGACGCTGAAAAAGAAATGGAAAGAAAAGCAAAAGAACAAGCTTTTAAAGATATGGCTAATGAAGAAGTTAATGAACAAGGAGTTCTTTCAAGAAGAGCCGGTATCAATGTTTTCGGTGATAGAAAACTTGAATTAATTTCTAAAAGTTTAATCAATACAGCAAGAGATTTACATCATACAGCAAAGAAAAAGGACGAAAGAAATTTTGATGAGGTATTGGATAGAATAACAATATCTCTTGGTGTAATAAGAAGTTTTTTAAACAAACCAAAGAGAAGAATGTAATGCCAAGAACAAAAGACACACAATTAAGAGCAATATACGAAAAGTTTAATAAGTTTCGTGATACTTCAAATGTTCTATCGGAACAAATGAATCCAAATGAAAAAAGACAATTGGAATCATCTTTTCGTGCAATAAATACAAATATTGATTACATCAAAAAAGAAGTAAAAATTATTTCTAAATTATTAATGAAACACGGATTAAAAAAGTCAGTAAGAGATATACAACAATCATTTAAAAGAAAAGTTCTTGAATTTGGTTTAGATGTTAAAAATATCGCTGCTCAACATTTACAAGAAGCATTTCCACCATCAAGTTTAGGAAGTTCAACATATTCTAATCCTGAAGCAATGAAACACTCAATAGACGCTGTAAATAAAGCATCAAAGGAAATAGGAAAAGCACAAAACAGAGCCGTTAGTATTTTCACATCAGATATGAAAAATGGTAAATATGACAGAATAGATTTATCAAGAAGTATTTTCAAAGGTAATATTAGAGATTCAAGTTTTTCAAAAAGAGCAGTATTGAAAACTTTATTCTATGATTTAAAAGATAGACTTAACAAATACGGAAGAAGAAGAAAATGATTAAATTAAAATCACTACTAAAAGAAAATGATGTTAAAAAAGTATCATCACTACTTGGTAAATCA